AAGGTCGCTGGCAGTGCCGAGGCCTGTTCCGCGGTGTGCGTATGGCTTGGCAGGTCTGTCGCCACCAGCGCTCTGAATGCCGGCGCTGCGGCGGAGCCGCTGGTTGGGCCGGCGAAGACGGCATTCGCGCTCTGCGTGGTCAGCGACCCGGCCAGGGTCCCGTTGGTGGTCACGGGGCTGCCAGAGACCGTGAACAACCCTGCCGGTAGTGTCAATGCCACGCTGGTCACCGATCCGCCGGATGGCAGAAGCTCGCCCGGCACCAGGCCATTGGCGCCAAGGCGGACCAGCCCATTCGCAACGTTCATCGACAGGGCGATGTTCCTGGTCCTCGTCCAGAAGCCCTGCGCGTCCTGTGACGAGGTGTCCGTGATCGTCAGCGGTGACCCGGCGGTCGCCGTCAGCCCTGCCAGGAACCGGTTGTCCGCATAGGTCCGCACCGCGAACTGCGTCGGCGCAGTGTTGCCGTCCGTGCCTCCGGTGTCCGACAGCAGGCTGGTGTTGTTGCTGACCTCCCGCAGCTGCACGCCAACGGTGCTGATGCCGCCATTGCGGCTGAAGGGACCGATGAAGTTCAGCCCGCTCAGGTTGAACTGATCAGTGTTGATCGTGACGCTGCCAGTCGTGCCATCAACAGCAAACTGAGAGCCGACCGCGAAGTCGCCCTTCTCGTTGGTGTTGCTGCTGTAGACCCGACCGTTGTTCTCCTCGACAATCGCGTTAGCCGGAATCGGCACGCCGCCATTCCAGGGGAGGGCGTCGTAGTTAGTTCCCGAGCCGACGAACTCGAAAGTATGGGACGGCGCCGAGACCTGCGAACGATTGCGGAAGTCGAGCTTCTGCCCGGCGGTGATCCGATCCTTGAGACCTCCGTTGATACCGGAATAGAAGACGACGCGATAGCCGGCCTTCAGGGCCGAGTCGTTGGCGACCGGACTGCCATTGGCGTCGATCGGGATGCTCGAGGTGACGATGTAGGCGCTGGTCGGACAGATGAAGACCAATCCTTCGACCGTCACGCTGCCGGTGCTGCCGTTCGATCCAGGGAGCTGGCTCTTGGTCGTGAGTGTGACGACACCCGTGACCTTGTTGTAGACGGCGTTGGCGACGCCGTAGTTAGTGCCGCCGATCGTGGCGGTGCCGCCGCTGACATACTCGTGCTCGGGCCCCGACGGGGACGAGGCTTCCGCGTAGGTCAGGGTGTAGGTCCCGGTCCTGGTGTAGGTGAAGGTCTTGCCCTCTGCGACCTCAGTGCTCGAGTTGCGAGGGAAGACCAGCTGCGGGAACATCAGCTGTCCTGCGTTCGGCCGCGATGCGCTGCTGCAGATGAAAGACAGCCCGCTCAGCGTGATCTGAGCCCCTTGGGACGGTGTGTATCCCTGGGCGGTCAGCACGGTCACACCGGTGCTGTTGTTGTACGTGGCGCTGGTGATCGAGTAGTCGGTACCGCCGGCGGTCACCTTGCCGCCGCCGACGTACTCGTGGCCGATCAGGGCGACCGTTCCCAGGGTCACCGTGAAGGTGCTGCCAGGCGTTGCGCCGCCGACGGCACTGATCGTGACCGGATTGCCTGGGGACCCCAGGGACCCAGCCGTGGGGTACTTGATCTGACGGCCCAGGCGATTGGCGGAGAAGCCGATGACATCGAGCTCGGTGGCCCCCTGTCTGACGAACTTGTAGGTGCCCGTTGCGCTGCCGCTGGTGTCGATCGAGCTACCGCCCAGGGTGGTCGACACCTTGAACGCGTTCGCCGTCAGTCCAGAAGCGATCACGTAATACTTGGTCCCTGCCTCCACGCCATCCGGCAGCGAACCCTGGGTGGCCGAGATCAAGACCTGATCGCCGACCAGCAAGCCGTGGGCGACGCAGGAGAAGACGTCAGTGCTGACGTCGATCGTGACCGCCTTCTCGATCCGCGTAGCACCGTAGGTGGCGACCCTGGCGCTGCCGGTGTAGAGCGGCTTCGGCGAGTACCCGCTGGCGACGAGGCCGTAGATGCCGAAGTCAGTGGTGCCGCCGCCGGAGAGGTTGACCTGGCCGCCGCTGAGAGTCTTGACGTGATAGGTGCAGAACGTCCCGAAGAACGAGACGAGCTGCGCGTAGCCGTCGTTCAGCACCAGACAGCCAGGGCCACCGAGGTTGACCTGGGTGTAGCTGTCGACGACCATCGAGCGGATCGGCGAGTTCAGTGCGCACGCGTTGCCGTCAACCTTGATGCCGCCGCCGGTGTCGCCCACCGACTGGCTGCCGGCGGTACCGGCGTCATCCTCAGCGGTGATCGACGTGCAGTTCTGGATGTAGGGCGATTTCAGGATGAAGGCGCCGAGGCCGATGGCACCGCGGGACGTGTTGTCGGCCAGCTCGTCAAAGGAGATCGCCCAGGACTGCAGGTTCTGGTTGGCGTCTGCCTGGTGCCCCGCGAAGGACAGGCCCCAGCACCAGAAGCCGGAGTCCACCTTGAAGACGTCGTTGAAGGCCTGCCCCGCGGCCGGCTGCACGATCGTGCTGCGCAAGCCACGCCCGAAGATCGTGACGTCGTACCTCCAGCGAATCGGCAGCACCGTCTCGACGTATGTGCCCGGGCCGACCTCGACGACGTCACCAGGAAGTGCTGCTGCTGCGGCGGCGGCCAGGGTACGCAGCGGCTCGGCCGGCGATGTGCCGTTGTTGGTGTCGTTGCCCTGCAGCGACACGTAGACACGCCTCGCGTCCCTCAGGGCCAGCAGGCGTGCGACGCACTCATCCCAGGACGTCTGCTCTGCGTCGGAGGGCAGGCTGTAGCCCGCCGCGAAGGTCAGATTGAGGTTGCCACTCGTGGTGACGGGCGAGCCAGTGACAGCGAACCCGGTTGGCGCTACAAGGCCAACGCTGGTCACGCTGCCGCTGCCGCTGCCTCCGCCGCCACCGCCGCCGGGGCCCAGGGTGTAAAAGCTCATCAGACCATCTCCGTGACTTGGGCGGTACCGTCCGCCAGGTTCCAGATCCCGTGGATCGCATTGGCCACGATCAGCTGCTGATCAAACAGCAGGACCGATCCAGACGTCATGCAGAGAAACGAGTTCTCCACATTCGCTGGTGTCGAAAACGACAGAAAGAGGATTCCGTCGCTCTGGTTGTGGATCAGCAGTCCCTTTCGGTTGCTGTTTGCCGCGAGTAGCTGCACGCTGGTGGTCGTGCTAGCAACGCTCGTCGTGGTTGGCGTCGAGGGCAGCGCCGACGTAGCCACGCGAATGGGAGTGGCTCGCAGCTGCTGATCAGTCAGCGGGCCGTCCACCGTGATCGAGAGGCCGCCGTCATCGATCGTCAGAGACCCGCCTGCATCGCTGACAGGAACCGGATTGGCGCTGGTGTTCTCGATCGTAATGTCGGTGACTACAACGTCACCTTCGATCGTGATCGCGCCGCCGCCGATGTCCACTGGCACCGGCGCAGCCGTGACAATGGCGATCTCGTCGTAGGTCTGCCCGTTCAGGCGTCTTGTCGGCATCCCCCCGAGCACAAGCCGGCAGTCACCATGCTAGCTGGGGCGTTCGAGGTACAGATCAACAGGATCCTCAGGGCTCAGCCAGTTCCGGTAGGCCGTGTGATGCGAGGCGACCGTATGCCCCATGAACACCGAGGCATGGGCATCGGTGACCCGGTGCCGCGGCGAATGAAGCCGCTGAGCGTAGGCGTGCCGAAATCCGTAGGCGGTCGGACCGTCTTCGGCGACCAGCTTCAGGGCCCGCAGGCGGCGGTTGACGCGAACCCCGGCTCGCGACAGGTCTGACAGGGCTGGCAGTGGGGCAAGCCAGAGATCCGTGACGCCGAACTTCTCGTGCCACTCCGGGTGGAACGGTGGCACCCGTCGTGGACGTGTTTCGCCCTGGCGATTGGTTTTCCCTTTCCCCACCCAGGCGCAGTCTGGGCGCTTCTGACAGGGCTCGGCAATCCAGGCCTCCCATGGGCGGAGTCCGTAGACGGCAAGCAGGGTCACGACTCGCCGCCAGGGGCGACTCAGCGGGGAGTCCGGGGCGAGGAACGCCTCGATCTCCTGGTCGGAGAAACAGGGCTGCGGGCGAACGCGCGGCACGCGGCCGCTGCCCGCCAACGGCTCGAAGAGGGCCGTGTTCCACTGGACACCGCAAAGTGCGCAGACCCGCCTCAGCACCGCAATGGTGCGGCGACGGGACTCGGACCGCGGCCGAGTCAGCTCAATGGCACGGAAGATCGAGTCCTCGCTCAGGGGCCTGCTGGGATCCAGGCGCCGCAGGTAGGTCATGTGGTTCTCGACGAAGGTCTTCTCGGTGACCCCCTCGGCCAGCTTCAGGCGTTTCCACTTGGAAACCACCACTTCCAGTGTCAGCCTGGGTTCTTGCGGCTTGCCCTTTTTTACCCTCGACACGCTGCAGGCGTCTCTCCAGGCCTCGGCATCGAAGACCCAACCCCTGTCCAGGAGGAAGGCACGAAGCTCGAGGCCGCGGTTCTGCACGTCCATCGGCGCACTGTCGAAGTCCAGGAACAGCGGCGCTTTCAGGCCGCTCAGCTGGACGTAGAGCTTCCGGCCGATCGCCCTCAGCCGAAACCCTCGACCGAAGACAGTGCCGCTCTTGGCGACGAGCAGCTGGACGGTCAGAGCGATGACGTCCTGCTCGGCCACAGAGGGTAAACTTACCCTTTTTTGTCCCCTTTTGGCCTCAGTTGCCTCCATTTGCCGAGTGACGCAGGAGCCAGGACATTAGTCCAGTCAAGGGATCCCAAGGGGTCCCAGCGAAAAGCCCCTACCAGGGAGCACCTCCTGGAGGAGGAGGTTACTCCTGGCGAAAAACGTGCTCCAGCACTGGATCTCGCGACTCGAAAATCGCCTTACCCTGGGCCTTACCCTGGCGCTGCAGATGTGCTGAACCCTCCAGAACCGGGCGCAGGCGCTCTGGTCTGGGGAACCAGCGCAGCAGGGCACGGGCCTCGGCCCTGATCTCTCTGGGGATCCGTGGCGTCAGGCGATGGTCACTCAATCGATGTAGCAGCACGCGGGCCTGCAGGACGGCGGCGACTTCCTGGACGTTGGTCTCGTAGGGCGTCGGCTCCATCGACCTGTCCTCAGGCCGACAGTGTGAGGGCCTCAAAGGGATCAGGTCCCTCGCCGATCGGCTCGGCGGCGCGCAGCTCGCGGAAGTAGCGGGCCCGGCAGGCGGCCTCGAGGCCTTCGAGCCGAGTGATCTCGCGTCGCAGGGCGACGGCTTCGGCGCCGTACTCCAGGCCGCGGTCGCGGGCGCACTGGCGCAGATGCACCACGTCAAGGCGAGTGGCGAGCGTTGCTGGCTTCGGCACCGGTTCCGGCTGCTCGGCCTCCGGCTGCAACCCCAGGCCGGTATAGGTGCAGCAAAGGGGGTGTGTGGGGTCCTGGCGCCCGTCCTCGGCGAAGAGGCGCTCCATGGTCTCCACCCGCGCGCTTGCCTCCGCCAGGTCAAGCGCTACCTGGCCGTCCGGCTCGACGGCGACCGGGAACAAGCCCGGGATAGTCAACTGGGTACACGAACGGTCACCAGGCACGGGAGCGAGGCAGGTCTCGGCACGCTATCGCCGTGTCATGCGGTCTGCCAGCCTGGGCTGACACTCAGTGAGCCCGGCGATGCGCTGTCCCGTCTGCAGTTCGACGGACTTCACCTGCGTCCTGAATACCGTCCACCGTGAGGACAGTTCCGTGCGCCGCCGCCGTGGGTGCCGTCGCTGCCAGGTCCGCTGGACCACCATCGAGTCCTACGAGCCAGGCACGCTGATCAAGGCCTTTGTGCCGAGGCCTGTCGTCGGGGTCGACAATGCGGCCCCTGGGGACAGCAGGGACGTGACGATCGCGAGCCCGGGGAGCGAGCCGTGAACGGTGCTGCGGCTGCACGCACCCCGAAGGCACTGCAGATAGCCGCTCACTCGGAGGCGGTTTCTGCGACCTCGCCCGGGAGGGGGATCGACTTCCGCCTGGCCCACTCGATCAGCTCGCTGTAGGGAACAGCCCCAGTGCGCGGGTCCTTTTGAAGCTCTTCGTCCGGGTAGTAGACGATTCCGTGTTCTAACCGCGAAAAGAGGATGTAAGACATGTTCAGAGAAGCGATGCGTCTGCATAATAGGTGCCGGTAACGGAAGTATTCGGTTCTGTTGGCGACGTAGGTTGCGACAGCAGTAGTATGGTTACACCGTTTACGCCGACAAGTCCCCCATAGTATGCAAGGCTATGGAGATTGAGGCTAGTGCCCACCGCGGTTTGAAAGTTGGGCACCCGTGCCAGTTCGGTAGAAAAGTAAACTGTTCCCCCGGCAATCTGGGAAGCCGGGCTATCGGACAGTGCGCGTGTTGCCGAGAATATCCCCGTCTGATAGTAGCGCTGACAGGACTGCAGCTCGTCTTCGAAGCCCCTGGGCTCAAGCGTTGTGGCGTTTGGCCCGGACTCGAACTGGGCGTCGGCAATCGTCCAGGAGGTGCCAGCTGCCTGCGCGCCGACCGAAAACACGACTTCGATCCCTGTATTAGCCGAAGCAGGAACACTGAACGTCGCCGCGTACCTGGTCAGCGTTGGTGTCACGGTAAACGAGCCCGACGCAAAGAGAGTGCGCTTGGGAGATGCATTGGTCCCAAACTGCCCCTTGACGTCGGCTCGGTACACGGCCCAATTAACGGCACTCAGCGAGGAGTTCGCAAGGCGGACGCTGAGTGTGGCCACGGAACCTGCCAGTGCAACGCAGTTGCGACCCTCGATTCGCTGGCCAAAGTTAATCGCGGTGACTCCGCTGCCTCCGGTGAACTCATACTGATACTTTCCGCTTCCCAGCTCCTTGATCTGTCGACCGGTGACCGTTCCGCCAGTTGGGTATCCGTACCAACAATCAATGGAATAATTCTGTACTGACGACGGAAAGCTCTGGACATTGCTCGACCAGACCCTGTATTCCCCGCCTGCTGTTCCGGTCAGATCAATTGCCGTGCCACCGGAGGTTGCTGAAACCTTGAACGCCGTTACAGTCAAGCCGCTGCTGATCACGTAGTAATCCGTGTCCGGGACCAGAGGGCTTGGGAGTGCCCCATCAGTAGCAAAGAATCTGACACGATCTGCAGCCGCTAAGCCATGCCCCGCAGTCGGTGGGTCTAACGTGAAGGTACCTGTTGATACGTTAATCAGCAGTTCTGCTTCTAGTTTCGTGGCACCAAGGAGGCGCTGGTTGACCGCCATGTTGCCGTTCAGGAGCCAGTTCTTACGCTTCAGGTACCTGGCGTCCGGGTTCTTCGGGACGAAATTGAGCCAGATCCACTTCCCGGCAGCACTGGAGTAACGAAGACGAACTATCAGCTCGTTGCTGCCAATAAAGCCAGCCGGCACGCCCTGGATGATCAGCAATGACTCAATGCCAGTGCTGTCGAAAATCTCGATCAGGTCTCCATTGTTCGGATTGTTCGGAATTAAAAATATCGTATCAATAGGTCGATAGACCCATCCCGTCGTTTCGTTAAGAGAGAGAAAGTTGTCATCAACCTCCTTAAAGGTCAGCGGTTCGCCCTTGGCGGCCCGGGTCGTGATAGCTGCCAAGACCTGCCCTCCCTCTGAGCTTGTGGGTTCATGTACCCGTAGCTCCGAGTCTAACGACAGTTCGACTCCCTGCTCTGCGCTATGCCGGCAGGGTGACCAGGCCTGTCGCCGTCGTCGACTCGATGACAGGCCTGCTGTCGCCTCCTACCGGAGTCGATTCGACAAACCGGCCAACAGCTGGACTGAAGATCCGCAGGATCGCAGTCCCTCTCTCGAGCCACCAGTCATCTGCAACTGCCCGATGGGCAGCAGGCTCGCGCGTCGTGGTCCAGAACACCGGCAGTCGCCCTGGCTGTGCTGGCGCCTCCGGATTCAGGGAGACCGTGTCGCCGGCGTCCAACGACACGCCCGCACAGTCCGCCAGGGCTGGCGCAAGGCGGTCGAGGGTCAGCGCCCTGAGTCGGTGGTACCTGAACACCTCGGCGGAGTCGATAGCCTCGTCGACGCCTCCCTCGAAGTGCTGCTGGCTGTTGTCGACCTGGTAGTCGGCCGGCTCGTAGAAGGGGTAGCCCACGGACCAGCGTGTCGCGTGGATGTGCTTGCACTCGCGTCGCTGGTCGGAGCGGGTCGGCAGGTCCCGCCAGCGGCTGATATAGCCGACCTCCTCCCCCTCCCAGTTCGTGGCGACGCTGCGCCCCGCACCGGGCCGCGGGAACAGCTCCTGGCTGCCGGTGCCGGTACTGGCCAGGTTGGCGATCCGCTTGCCGCTGAAGTCCGGACAGGTGCAGTAGAAGCGGTGACTGCTGCAGAGGTAGCGCGTGCCGTTGTTGCGCCAGGACAGCGGCGTGTTGCGGGTGTAGAGGATCCGCTGCCAGAAGGCCTGAGGGACCATGGGGCTCGGCCGGCGGCGCATGTAGGGCCGCGAGAGATCGAACAGGAGGCGACCTCCCGCAGAGTCGACTTCGACCAGGGTGTAAGCGATCGTGTCAATCGGCTCGCTGATCAGCCCCGACGGAAAACCTGTGCTGGTTGCCGAGTCCTCGAACTGGTCGCCGATGAATGCCTTCCATGCCTCGACCTGCTCACTGCTCAACGTGCCACTGACGTCCAGGATCAGTCGGTGCTGCGCGGCGTTGCTGTGTCGGTTGTCCAGCGTGATGTCGCCCTGCTGCAGCAGTTGGGGGAGGATGATCGCGCCGCGGCGACGGCAGGTCACGACCCAGGCTCCGTCCGGCGAGCTCGGGCTCGGGAAGTAGGTCGCCACCAGAGGCAGCGCCCCGGGACGGGCCCCGAAGTCGCGGAACGAGCGCACCAGGTAGTAGCGCTCGATGTCGCTCCAGCTCTTGCCGCTGCCCTGCCAGTAGTCCCAGCCGCGGCGCCAGCGCTTGTAATCACTGTCGCGGTTGTAGGCCTCGAGGACCGTCGGGTAGACGGTGCCGCCGGTCCCATCGGTGCGGCGGTCTCCCGACCGGTAGGAGCCAGCCGGGCGGGGTTTCATCGGCCGATCTACACGCCCGACCCCCAGTCCCGCGTCTATCCGGCGGCCGTAGCCGCCAGGCATCAGAAGAAGCCCCCCTGGGCAAAAGCCACGATCTTGGTCGCCGGCGTCGGAGCCAGGATCGCCTGGTTCAATCCGACGTAGAGCACCTGCCCAGCCTCGACGTAGAGGCCAGTGTTCTTCTTGGAGGTCTCGGTCGGCGACGTCTGGCCGCCAAGGCTTGGCACTGGAATCACCAGGGGAGGCAGGGACACGTTCGTCCTCTCGCCCGCGGCACTCGACAGCACTACCACTGAGGCCACCGGTGCAGTGTTGCTTTCGCTGATCCCAAACGGTGTCGAAGAGCTGCTGAGAAAGAACACAACAGTCACTGCGGTCGTGTTCTGCTGCGTCGCGAAGATCGACAGGCTGTCGATCACGGCGCCGTCGTTGCTGACGCAGCTGACCAGCTCCGTGCAGCCACCACCAATGATGGTGGAGAAGTTGTTGGCGTTCGACAGGGCTGGCGTCGGCCCCAGGATGGCCCACTTGTGCAGCGGGCGATCGACCAGCAAGGGCTGCTTGTTGGTACTCGTGCTACTCACGGAAGACGCCCGGCCGACAGGCCCATCCTACTGAGTGTCAGCCCTGGCTTTCACACCCGCCCACTGCGACCCGAGCGGCGCCGGGCACCTGAGAGCGAGGTGTCCATGCCCTGGCTGCCCATCGGCAGGTTGGTACCGGTAGCCGCGCCGATCTGCTCCAGCTGATCGCGAGTCGGGATCAGGCTGGGATGACCTGGCACGTTCCTGCTCCCTGGCGAGAAGATCACCCGCTGCTGGGGCTGGCGAGTGACCTGCAGACCGGTCGTGAGATAGGGCAGCTGCTGCTCGCCGTAGACGTCGGAGCGCTGCCCCGGCTGCGGGAACATGTCCTGAGTCGTGTTGACCGGGTTGTTGGTCGGCCGCCCGTTGAGGGACAGCAGCTTCGAAGGAAGAAGAGGGCGCATGAGTCGATCAGAAAAGGGCCTGGCCGGAGAAGGCTGCCGGGTTGAAGGCTGCGCCTCCCTGGATGTCCGACGGACGCATCTGCTTGATGCGCTGCAGCGCCCTGGAGCTGAGGCCTTGGGCCGCTACGCCCTCTGGATCGAAGGTCGACACCGGCTGCTGACTGGGCGCGGCAGCAGGGGGCGCCATTAGGTCCATCCCGGAGCCATAGGCCGCCTCGATCGGAACGCCACTGGACTGACGCGCAGGTGCAGGTACTTCTCCGCCGGCCAGGCTTAGCGAGGGATCGAAACGTGACTGCATCTGCCAGGTCCCGGCCGGCGGCTGCCAGGGGGCCTCGGGGCGCAGGTCAAGACCTGGATCAAGGGCCTCGTTGCGGGCCTGGACACTCCAGGCACTGTCGGGGGCGCTGAAGCTGGGTACGGGGGCGGAGACAAGGGCGTTCTGCGCTCCGAAGGCCACGTTGGGGTCGCGATCGATGGCACCACCGAAGGTGATGTTGGGGGCAGCCCAGGGCGCCTGGCCCGAGGCATTGAGATCGGACAGGCCGTGCTTTCTGCGGAGGTTGTTGGCCAGTCCCCTGTTTGCAGCGGCCCACGCGCGGTTGTCGGCATCATTCCACCAGGCCTCGCTGGCGGGCGTCAGGTTTGCCGGCAGTTCACCGCCGGATGCCTGCGCCGCGCGAATCATGTCAGCTCGATTCCTGGCAGCCAGGCGCACGTCATCACCAGCGGACTCGTAGCGGACCGCCGCGGGGCTCAGGCCCGCCTGTTGGGCAGCAGCATTGAGCAGTCTGGCCTGAGTCGCACCGGCGGGACGGACGACTGGGGCAGTCCCGATGCCAGGAACGGCGGCGGGGCGGGTGTAGCCACCTGCGGTTGCAGCGGCCGGCGGACGGCCGGCAGGCGCGGGGCCGGGGGAGGGAGCGGACCACTGGCTGGCGGTGCTGGCCCCGGCATTACCACCGCCGACGCCGGTGGTACTTGACCCGACGCCACGGTACTGACCGCGACCTGAGTCTGCATATATTGGGCGCCCTGAAGCGGCGTCGTAGGTGATACCGGCGACTTTGTACGCGGGACTGTTATGGAGTGCGGGGAGCGTCTCGTCTTGAATGCCTATGCTTTGACCACCGTCGGTGCCAGGGACCCGAAAGTTTTTAACAGACCATGCGTCATAAAGGCGATCACTACCTGAACTGTGCACGTTGAGGTGGATCGTGGAGGGAGCCGCGTTTCGGTTCATTACCGCGCCGGCGCCAGCGAGTCCGCCAAAGGCGGTCGTCCCAAGGGCGGCTGCCTTGATGCCCGTTGATCGAGTTGCGTTTAATCCCCCCAGTCCCACCCGGCCGTGCACAAGCCTTTGATAGCCGCTGCCGGTCGCGCGATCGGCGGCAGTGGCAGCGCTCTTCACGCGGGCCACTGCATCCCTGGCCAGTTGAGCCGCCTGAGCGTTTGCCCGGGTGACGCCACCCTGGACGGCCCGGATCGTCGCTTGCGCGCTGTTGCCGCCAAGGCCGCCAAGTCCAGGCAGTCTTCCAGCAACTCCTGGAGGGACCCTTTTCGCAACTTCTCTTGCAGCTTCGAGAACTTTGAGAACTTTTCCGATTGGCACTGCTACCTCCAGTGTGTGGACCCGGTCAGAGTCGCCACGCGTGTTCCCACCGAGGTGTCGGCTGGGCCGGGAACCGCCATGATGAACTCGGCGCCACTTCGCTCAAAGGCGTAGCGACGGACGTCCTCCCGCCGGTAGTTGGGGACGTACAGGGTCTCGGCAAGTCTATCGACCTCACGCAGGTAGATCTCCCGGTAGATCCGATCCGACTGCTCGGGGCTCGACTGGTAGATCGCTCGTTCGGTGTCGCCGACGATTCGCTCAACGCGGCTCGGCATGGGCACGCTCTCGTCACGCAACACCTCGGAGATCCTCCAGGCGCGATCACAGCGGTCCAGGTGCTCCGTGATGCGCGCATAGAAGTACGCATCCGGCACCCGCGCCATGGCCTCCTCCAGGCGTGCCAGGTCGCCCGCAGGAACCTGGGCACCACTGTTGAAGCCAAGGTGAAACCGGCAGCGAGACTTGTCGTAGGTGCTGAGCTCCACGCTGCCGGAGGCTGGCCTTCCCTGATTCTAGGAACGATTCAGGCGACGTAGATCAGGTCAGCCTTGATCACTTCGTCCCAGTCGACGCGGCCAACCTGTCGTACCTGGTCGAGCGTCGCAAAGCGCTCGCCAGGCAGGCTCATCCGGAGCTCGAGGATTCTCTTGGCAGTCGAGTAGCCAACGCCCTTGATCCGGTCGGCGATAGCCTCGGCGCTGGCCATGTTCAGGTTCAGCCGGGTGTCCGGGGGGATTGCCTGGGGTGGGACCACGTCCGGGTCCACGTCGTCTTTCTTCATTGGCGCAACCGGCTGCTGACCCGTGCGACCCCTGCCAGGCTCGTAGGCGTGCAGCTCGGCGAGGGCGACGTAGTTGACAGCACCGGTCTGGGTTTTGACCATCGCGTAGTCCTTGTCGTGGTAGCTGATCAGCTCCACGATTTGACCCGTCTTCTGGTTCTGGAAAAGGCTCATACGTTTCGCTCGATCGGAAGCCGCGAGTCCTGCAAGCTCCGATCCTAGGTGAGGGGGGCAGGCGAGACCGAGGTCCTGCCTGCCCGTCACTCACCTACCTCATGAAGAGGTCTGCACAGGAGTGGGCAGGCCGCCGATGAAGGACTCATCAGCGACGCCGTCCTCGGTGTAGTAGCAGGCCTCAGCGATCAGGTAGCTGCCGTCCGCCTCAATGGAAGACAGCGCACCATTACCCGTCCCGGGGGTCGTGGTGTTGCCGTTGTCCACGTACAGCTTCAGGGTCAGGCCACCGGATTGGGTGATCTGCACCGGAGTGATCACCGAGAACCGGGAACCATTTGCGTCAGAGGGCGCAATGGTCAGGCTGGTGTCATCTAGAGGCGGCGTCGAGGCGGTCGTTGCAGTGATCGCGCCGGCAGTGGTGCCGACGGAAACGGCGCTGGCCAGCTTGATCCGATCAGTGCCAACACTCCAGGTCAGGCCGGAGCGGGGGCTGCCCTTGCCGCGATCCTTGCGTGCGTCGAGAACGCGCAGGCCGACGTGGTACAGGTAGGCGTTCTGGGGGACGGTCAGACCAACGATGTCGGCGCGGGGCTTGTCGTCGGGCCGCTTGTCCGGGCTGGGGATGATCACGTCGAACGAGGTAGCGCCGACGGAGGTCACCTTGATGTAGCCCACGCGGTGGTAGTAAACGCGCCCAGGCAGGGCGATCACCGGCTGGTTCTGGTAGGAGCTCAGGGGAGCCACCCAGTTACCGGGGTAAATGGACTTCGCGATGCTCATGTTTGTGCCCTCCGATCAGTAAACGAATGAGTAGGCGACCGTCACGAAATCCTTGTTGAGGATCTCGAAGCCGGCAAAGAGTGACCAGATCATGATGATAAAACGACTGAAGTCGTCGTTATTGTTCAGCAGGATCTGAGCGTTCTCGCCGCCAATGCCGACGCCGATCGCCTGCATGCCGAAGAACAGCAGCGGGGCGGCCTCGTAGGTGGCAGCACTCGCGTTGCCGCTGACCGGAATGGTCGCGGTGAAAGACTTCTCGGGCAGGTTGGTCGACTCGAAGAAGCGCACTCCCTCGAAGACAAACCCTGTGGGCATGACCGGCTGGCCTGCCACGAAGCCCGCTTGGCCGTATGCAGGGCCCATGCCCATGTAGAAGTTGGCGTTCGGAGCCATGAATGGCTGACTGGGATCGACCATCCCGGAGCCGGGGTAGCGGGCGATCTCGCGGAAGTCGCTGTCCTGGCGCATGTGCTTCATCGCCGTGGGATCGAGGATCGCTCGATAGTTCCCATCGGGGAAGGTGGGCACGTTGCGCTTGCGCAGCTTCTCCACCACGTCGAGGAGGTCGTCCTTGACGCCGAACTTGGCCGACTGGTTGGCCGCGTAGGCAGCCACCGTGGTGCTGTTGGTCTTGGCCTTGCCTTTGGGGAAGAAGTAGCCGCCCTGGGTGGAGTCGGACTGACCGTTGGCCTCCGCCTTGAAGAGCTCGTCGGCGAACACCCGGTCGCGCCACCGGCGGTAGTCGTCCAGGAGGGTCAGCGAGCCAATGCTCTGGTGAAACACCGGCAGGGACCCGGTATCCAGCAGCATGCGCTGCGCGGTGATCAGGGTTTCGCGGGCCACCTTGAAGGTGCTCGCCTGGCTGGGGTTCTGGGGATCCGCAGGGCCCGTGTACTCCTTGAGGGTTACGGGAACCTTCTCCTTGACGATATTCCGAGAGGAGCTGGTGCCGATCGTTTGATCAGCAGTCCGCTCGCGGGAATCCTTGGTTCCAGGATTGCCCCAGTAGCGGTAGCGGTCAAGCTGAACGGTCTGTCCCGGCTGGGCACCAAAATCGTGGACCACAACGGGGTCCACGGCCATCTCGATGACGTAGGCGGGGTGAGGCCGGTAAAGCTCGGCGCCCAGCACCTTCGGGAAATCATTGTCGACAAACATGGGAAGAAATGTTCCGAACGATGGGGGATAGAAGCGCGCAGCGTGCGTACCGTGGCATACGCTAGTGACAGCCTGGTGGCAAAAATGAACACACAAGGCGTACGCGAGTTGCTCGGCGTTCTACTCGCGGACGGGAACCTGGGGCGTCGCCGCACGTCAACCCACATGCGAATCGTCGCAGCGATGCACGGCGGGGAGGACGAGCTTGACTTCCTGGAAGAGAAGGCGGACGAAGTTCGTCGCTGGGTTCCGACCAAGGCTCGGGTCGCTCCATACAGCACGCCACGGCGCGAGTCCGGCAACAGCACCGCCGTACTGCGCTTTCGCTTCACGTCGGAGATCCTCCTCCCGATCTACAACCTGCTCTACCCGAGCGGCGAGCGAGAGATCACCAGGCCGGCGCTGGAGCTCCTGGGCGGCAGAGCCGCGGCCTGGCTGTGGGCCGAGGGTGCTCGCCCGCTGGACCAGGGGAACGGATTCTTGCTGCGTCGCGTCGGCCGACTGGAAGATGAAGCTCGCCTGGTGAGCGGATGGCTCGAGGTGTTGAGTGGCGCCGGGTCCGCGGTCGTTTTTCCACGGGCCGCCCAGGGCGGGAGTCGGGGGCTACCGCAGCTCTGGTTTCAGTCGTCGGAAGTTCAACGGCTTCAGGAGACGTTGGCGCCCTATGCCCCTAGGTCCCGTGCAGCGCTTTTCCAGGGCGAGTCACAATGACGGCCCAGTTCGTAAGCCTCGCAGTCGGCTATTCGCTGGCAGGCGGTCAACTGCGACGCAAGGGCGCGCGACAGCGTCCTTGGCTGGAGCTGCGCCGCCTGGAAACCGAGGCCAGCTACCTCGAGCACCAGTTACGAGCCCTGCGTCGCGCCGTGCGCCAACCGATCCGAGTGGACACCGACATGGTCCCGGGCCGGGGCTACTACGACATCTGCCGGGCCAGGATTCACAGCCCTCTCCTTGAGCGAGCGCTGGAACTGACTGCGAACGGCCTCACGGATGAAGCGCTGCAAGCAGCAGGCGTCCGCGGGCTTGCCTGTCTCTGGCTCGACAGCGGGCGCTGGAGCCGGGACGGAGGTGAGGTCCCGTTTGCCAGTCGGTCGGATGCCGAGGTCTTCCGGACCGCCCTGCACCGGCTTCAGATTCCCGCGGCCCCGCCGATGGTGCGCCATCACCTGGTGCGGATCTCGCCGATGGGCATGCGCGACCTGGCGCGCATCCTGCGGCCGCACGTTCATCGGTCCATGCGCCACGCCCTCAGGCCTGGTTCACGCCACGGCATGCAGCTGCTGACGGGGCTACGATGAGACCGCTCTCGAAGTAGAACGGCGTCAGGGGGCAGCCATCTGGACGGGATGGCACTTTCCAGGACGACTGGGTTTTTGCCGTTTCCCCGTCGTGGCAACCGATCCTCCGTGCGGGTCGCCCCCGTGCGGAGGCGCCTGGTGCTCGATTCCTAGAATCCCGATCGACAGCTGCACCGCGCCGGCGGCGTCGATCATCGGGGACTGCCGTGGACCAATCCAGCGTCGAGGTCGAGGTCGTCCGCTTCTACGGCGGTAGCGACGCCACGACCCCAAGCTTCAATCGAACTCGTTATGTGTACCACTTCTCGGTACACGAGCCGTTCGACATCAGCAAGCTCCTCCAGGCCCAGTACAGCGCGACCCAGGTCCGTGATGCGTTGCCACCGCGGGGGCCGCTGCGCGCCGTACTCAGCGGCCTGATCGGCGCCGAGCGAGGGACGCAGACCCTGTTCTTCGGTTTCAGCATTGCGTCTCCGGCCAGGATTGGCTTGCTGCTGGTCCGGCAGAATCGCTACGAAGACCAGTACATCTCCGTCTCGCTTCACAATGACGACGGACCAATCCCGCTCGGGATCGACGGTTTTGCGCGTTCATCGCTCGAATACCCAATCGAGTTCGAGGAGATCACGCCAATCAGTGTCGAACTTGGATACGTGAAGTGCGGATACTGGCAAACCGGCTACGCGATTGGAGACTGCGTATTCTTTGACACGAAATTCATCGAGGAGGACGCGTATGGAGATCTTGACTACAAGTTTGACTCCCCCTATGGCGCCATCCTGCCTGCCGGCAAGTACGGCTTCACGGTCTCCAGCTCACAGTGGCCAAAGCTCCCCTACAAGCTGATCCTGGCCATCATTCCGCCCGGGGAGCTTTCCGCCGTTCTTGAGTGTCGCGCCGATCCCCAAGGTCGCGTCGGCTTTGCCCCCCTGTCTGCGGTCCTAGAGATGAGATCCAGTCCGTCCGGTGTCATCCCAGGCCGAAGGGCGGAAGCCTCCGGCGCGATCGAAATGGCAGCAGCGCCGACGGCGACCATCGAACGAGTCTCACCGTACGGCTCCTGACGGCTTGCCAGAATGAGCAAAACGCAAGACCAGGCATGCCCTATTCCCAGTACCTGGCGACGAGGATCCTGAACTGGCATCGTGGCGTCGCCAACGGTGTCGCTGGTTCCAACCCAGGCATGCCCGCGGCTCCCTCCACGATCTACATCAGCGTGCATAGTGCCGATCCAGGGCCTCTTGGCACCGCCAACGACGTGACCAACATCGTCGCGACGGCCCGGGGGTCGATCCCTGCTGCCAACTGGAGCGTGCCGACCGAGGCGCCCCCGCCGGCCACGGGCTTCCAGATGAGCAACACCGCTGCGGTGACAATCTCCGGGTCTGCCCCGGGAACGGCGACGGTGTCCTACTTCGGCTGCTGGGACGCCGCCGTGGGTGGCAACTTCCTGGAGTACGGCCCCCTGGCCAACCCCTTGACGATCGCGGTCGGTGACATCGTGCGGTTTTCGACAGGGCAGCTGGTGCTGCGCAAGGTCTGACCTCAGCGCTCTTGAAAGACCCCGACGTAGACCGTCCCCTTGCGGCAGAGGGGCAGGATCTTGTCGCGCAGGTCGATGTTGTGAACCCTGATGCAGCCGAGGGTCGGATGCAGTGCCTGGTGCGGCGCCCAGGCCCCGGGCCAGCCGCAGGCGCTGCCACCGCCGTGGATCATGATCCCATCCCGAAGGGGCTTGCTGTGGGGTCCCTCCTGCCCCTCGAGCCCCTCCAGGTCGAAGCTATACCAGCCATAGGCCCGGCGATCTGGAGTGAAGTTCGCCGCGGGGTCCTTCTCGTAGTCCCTGTGGATGCCGCTCGGATTGATCCTGTACAGGCCCGGCGGAGTGTCACCACCTCGGGTCTTCCAGTCCGTGTCACTGCCCTGGCCGCGGGCTAGGCAGGGGATCTTCCAGAGCAATCTTCCTGTATGGTCGTAAGCCTCCATGTCCCGGTCACGATCGTTGACCAGCAGGTAGGAGTCACCGGGCTGCACCGGTGCGGGGATCCCGGGACCAGCCATGCCAGCCTCTTCCGAGCCACGCGGATCAAGCCCCTTCCTCGGGGGCGAAGCGCTCGACGACAGCAGTGGAGCCTTGGTCTCGACCGCGGCCTTCCACAGGTCTCGGAGCTCGCCGCCCTCGTCGAGGGCCCTGGGGTCAAGCTGCAGCAGTCGATCGAGTACCGCCTGCAGCCAGGCCCGGTGATGCGACTTCGAGGGATCGAAGTAGGTCGCGTAGTTGGTGATCGAAGTCACGTTCGTCAAACGCCCTCGTGGCCCTGTTCTAGGGATTCCACGGCCAGATGCTGAGCCGCTTCGTCGTCGAAGCCCTGGCTGCGCAGCGAGCGGTAGACCTCGTCGAAGCGTGCAATGCTCGTCTCCATGCCCTCTCCATGAGTCAGCACCTCGGCGGCCATGTGAGCAGCAGCAGGGCGGGGAACGTCGTCGCTGGTGAAGTGCTTGGCCAGCGCTCGGTAAACCTCAGGACTGGCTGCCAGGCGCATGACGGCTCTTGGGTGTCAATTCATGCTAGACGGGGCGGTCACCAGGACCAGTGACAGCTCCAGTAGCCTGGGGTCAGCTTGTCGGTCTTCTCGTCACAGTTGTGGCGCTTGTGGAAGTCGTCGCGTCGAACCTTGTCCCCATGCCCGCCTCGTCCGCCCGGGCCATTGCGGTAGTGCTCCATTGATGGATCCCCGAAGCGCACGATCTGGATCCGATCGGTCTTGGGGTTCCGAACGGCGACGGCGAACTTCTTGCTGGCCCCCGGGGTGCGCTTGGGTTGCTCCAGCCCCTTGAACCTCTCGCCGGCAACCTCGATGTAGCGCTGAGCCTTCTCCCGCGCGCCGGCACGATCAGCCACGGATCACTTCCCCTGACCGACCGATTTCTTGCGGCCGTGACTGGGTCGCGACCGAGTTCCGTTACCTTGGCGGGTTTTCTTGGGGGTGCGCTCGATCGGTTGCTTCCCCCCGGCCAGCGAGCGCTTCGTCTTCATGTGGGGCCGCAGCAGAGGGTCCTCGCCCGTGCCAGGTGGCCGGTGAGCAGACCTTGCGCCTGGGCCTGCTGCGATGCGGCGTTGAACGCGGCTTGCTGTGCCCCGTACTGCAGAGTGCGCTGATCGGCCTGCGCGGCCTCGGCAGCGCGAGTAAAGCCTGCCGTGGCCTGATTGCCGGCCGGGTCGCTCAGTGCGCCCGCCGCCGAGATGACCTGGTTCCCGCGGGATCTCACCTGGGCGAAGGACTGCCCTGTGGGGCCCTGGGCCATCAGGGCAGCGGGTTGTTGCATCATCACGGCGTCAGCTGTCGGAGATCAGGAGCTTGCTGCGCAGTGCGTCGGCCGGCGCCTGGGATAGCAGCTTCCAAAGCTGGTCGGGCTGGTAGTTCGCGGTTTGCTGGAACACGTTCCAGAAGTCGCTGTTGCCCGAGGGCTGATACCCGGGGGCGGGCATCTGCATCTGGGGGCGCTGGTATCCCGGCGTAGCGGCGGTCACGTCCGCCTGGAGTCGATCCAGGGGGGTCTCAACGGGGTAGGGGCCCTTCGGTCCGAAGAACTCGTTGACGTAGTCAGCCAGCAGGTCCGGGTTCGTGGTCAGCAGGTTGTAGGCCTGATTGTCCTCGAGCGTGGCGTTGAGCGCAGTCTCCAACTGGCGAAGGTTGCCATGGACCTGCTGCAGCTGTTGCAGGGCGTCAACGCTCTGCTGTGCCTGGGCAAGCAGCGCGTCCTCGACGGTGCAGGCATAGCGGTTCAGCAGGGCGGGGGCCTCGGCGCCGAAGTGCTGAAGAACCTCCAGTGACTCGTTACTGACGCCGTTCAGATACTGGTCGACCGGTCCTGCGGCCTGCAGGCTTGGCACGCTCGCTGCGGGCGGAGCGGCGCTTGGCCACGCGCTCGGATAGCTCGGCGAATACGCCGGCATTGCTTGGGGATAGGAGGTCGGCGTCGCCGAGCTGAGTACCGGCTGGTAGCTGGGTACTGCCGAAGGGTAGGGCGCCTGGTAGGCGGGAGCCGACGGGGTCGCGGGCCAGGAGGGCGCCTGGGGACGGTATTGGGGCGTCCCGCTCAAACGGGCGGACAGGTTCTCGTACGCCGCCTGCCAGGGATCCGGAGCCGCCGGAGCCGCCTGCGGCTGGTAGCTGGGCTGCGTCGGGTACGAAGTCTGCGGCATCGGTGCCTGGGGCATCGATGGGGAGACCGGCGCCGACACGGGCGCGCTGGATGGGATCGAGCTCTGCGGGCTCACCTGAACCTGCGGCATCGCCAAACTGTCCTGCATAAGTCAGCTCCCGTTTAAGGAAATCGAAGGTCCGGTAAAGGAACGGCGTCAGGTCGAGGCGAGCGTCCGCGAGGAGCGGCAGGTTCGGCGCCTGCGGATGCGGCGTCTGCTGCATCGCTCCAATGAGGCCCAGGAACGTTGAGATGCTCTGCTGGGTAGCCTGGGCCAGCCTGAATGGGTACCCGTTCAGCATAGCGCTCCGTTCCTCGTCGGTTTTGCTCGGGAAGAGGTAGCGCAGCGCCTCGATCGAGTTGACCCCCAGCTCCTGGAGGTTGCGGACCACGATCGAGTTGTTGAGGATGTCGTCGGTCGATTCCTCGAACACTGGCCCCCGCCAGCGCCACTCGACGCGACGGTCGCCATCTGGGATCAATCCGACCACGCCGGATGGCAGCTTCTGGGCCTCGATGGCCTTGTCGATGGCCGTCGCGACCTTTCCTTCAAAGGCCTCGAAGGCCTGCAGGAAGTCCTGTCGAGCCTTCTCGTAGGCCTCCCGATCCCCGTCCATCTCCTCGAGGATTGGCGGCTGCGGGACCTTGATCTTGGCGGCGATGGCAAAACTCTCCCGGAAGATCCGCTCCTCGTTGTGGATCATCAGGGCCAGCAGCTTGCAAAGCCCGTAGGTCAGCAGGCCGCGGCACTTTCGTGAGGCGGTCGTTGCCGCCCGTCCGAAGAGGCTCTTGATCTCGTAGGCCGTGGCCCCGGAGCTGATCCCGAGCTCGTCGACCCCGCCCAGGGCCGTGCGAACTTCCTCGCGGTACTGCCTGGCGTAGAGGTTCTGGTCGCCGCTGACGGCATTCGGGGTGATGTACTGGACACGGTCAGTCGCCTCCAGGTTGGCGATCAGGCGCGGGACTCGGACGCCGCCGTCGAGGGTCGGGGCCCCGGTAACCGAGAACCGGCTGCTGGGGCGGTCAGCCGAGGAGAAGCCACTTCTGCTGCTGATCGTCGGGCGCTGCAGCGCACTGTCGCCTCCGGCCTCCACCAGGTCGTGCCGCGGGCGGCTGGAGACCAGTGTCGGATTGCCATAGAAGCGGATGTTCTCCCGGATGTTCTTGACCAGGCCGTCGTGCACCATGATGTGCCCCTCATGGCCGGCGAAGTCCCCGGTGGCGTCCATGCCCGTGGCGCGCATCCAGTTGAACGCCTCGACAGCCGGGATGAACCCCAGGGAGTTGCGGGTCGTGCGCCGCTGAAGGCTGACCGCCGCCGGCGGCATCGGCGTGTCGAAGGACGGCTTTTCGCTCGAGATCGACTCGATCAGTTCGTCGCGGCGAACCCTCAGTCGCACGTACTTCTGGGCGACGCCCCCAGGCGCCAGGGCCCCGGTCGCACCGATCTCGGCGCGAGCCCGGTAGGAGTAGATCAGGTCAAGCTCCTCGAGCTGCTCGCTGGCGTCGTAGTAGGCGCGGTAGTTCTCCTTGGAGAACCACATGATTCGATAGGAGTCTCCGACCGGCCGAAAGAACCAGAGGCCGACCCCCTGGCAGATGAAGTCATCGACAATGCCCTCGAGACGCTGATCGATCTCGTTCTCCTCGATGATCCGCTCGAGGAAGCTGCGCCGGAAGCCGTAGGTGTCCTGCCGGGGGTAGAACTCGACCCCCTGGCGAAGCATGAACATCCGCATCTGGGCCAGATGCCCGGACACGATCGTCGTATCAGCTGATGCGTCCGCACGACGCTCGCGCGCTGCTTCGACGATCTCGTTGAAGCGGTTCGGATCTTGGGTACGCATGACTGCATCCTAGGGATGGCGGCCCTTGTGAGCCCCTTCACTCGATGTGTATCCGGCCGCGACGGCAGGCCCGGTCGAGCAGGATCTGCAGTGCGTCTGCGCAGTCGTCGTGCGGGGCGTTGCCAAGGTTGACGACCTCGTCGAAGACGACCCTGAAGTCCCGGTACTTGTTGAAGATGACCCGGCCGGTCTCGAACAGGCCCATGATGCCGCGGAAGCGGGCCAGCTTGTCGCCACGGACGCCGGTGACTGGCGAGACGCGCAGGTTCATCAAGGGCTGTCGCGCCAGGCTCGACTCCTGGTGTGCGATGCGCTTGAAGTCGCCCTCGAACGACTTCTGGTAGGCGACCGCCTCGGGCCAGATCGTGACGTCCGAGCCCGTCGGCAGGTAGCGACCGTCGGAGTCCTGGTCCAGCAGGTTCCACTCGTGAAGCAGCTCGCAGAGGGCCTCGATCTTCTCGATGTTGCCCATGCTGCGGATCCTGACCTTGTCGATCACGTAGAAGGTGTCGCCGTCCAGGCCGCCCAGCATGAACACCGTGTAGTCGTTCCGCTCCCTCAGGCCCGACGACAGGTCAACGCCAACGCCGATCAGGTCGAACTGGTCCGGGATCTGGCCCCGGATGAACAGCTCCGGGGAGATGCCCAGCTCGGTCGAGCGGACGGCTCGGTTCATGTACTGATACGCGAAGGCGACCCGATCCTTGTCCTGCAGCCCGAGCAGGTATTCGAGCGACCACCATTCCGGCCAATACGACCGAGGAACGCCCTCGTCGTCGTAGACAAGGGCCGCCTGGACCATGACCTTCCAGCCGTTGCGCTCGATGAAGGTCGTCGCGAAGACGTCGTCGAAGTGGAAGCGGGTTCCCAGGGCGATGGCCCGAGCGCCCTGGAACATGGTCGGAACGATGACGCTGTTCCAGTTGGCCTCCATCTCACGCCGGATCTCCGGGTTCTCGATCGACTTCTTCGACTTGATCAGGTCGTCCAGGATGACCAGGCTGGACCGCTTGGAAGTGATGGCACCCGCCAGGCCGGCGCACGCCAGGGTGAAGGCGTCCTCGCCGCGGACGTCGATGCCGGCATGCTCGAAGTCGATCGACCAAAGCTCGTCGCTGGTGCGCGTCTTGGACAGCCGGACGCAGGGGAAGATCTCCTGGTAGGCGTCCGACTGGATCGTGTTCTTGATCGCAGCGCTCTTGCCACGCGCAACGTCGACGATGAAGGAGACGTAGAGAATCCGCAGCAGCTTCTTGGCCAGTGTGTGCCGACCGATCACCCAGGCCAGCAGCAGGCCGACGACCGTGCTCTTGGCTGAGCCCCTCGGGCTCAGCAGACAGGTATCCAGGCCAGCGACATCCAGCAGGTGCTCATTGCTCTCTCCGGTGACCAGTTCCCGATGCCACTCGAGCATGTGCGGCGCGGGCGGCTTGCCCATTGCTGTGCAAAAAGCCCCGAAGTCCTCGCGGGCCCGTCGCACTCGCTCGCTGACGACCTCTACCTCGCTCATGGACTGCGGTACTCGCCGCGCCACCAGGCGAGCGGAGCGCTTGTGTGCCCGGGCGAGCGCAAGATCAGCCATGGCGGCCAGCGTAGCCCCCGACTACCGCTCGTCGCTGACCTGACTCCAGAAGGACTCGTAGGCCTGCTCCAGGGCGGCCTTCATCTCCTCGTTCTCATTGAACATGTCCTGCAGGATGCGCAGCAAGCGATCCGCGCCAGTGAGCAGCAGGCCGCGCCGATCAACCCCGCGGCCGATGCGGTCGACCTCGACCAGGTGGCCGCGCAGCTCCTTGGACAGCGAGGCGATGTTGCGAGCCGCGTCCTGGGGTTTGACCGCGGTGACCCCATCTGCGTCGGCGGTCCCGGAATCGCGCAGCACGGCGATGTCGCTCTCGAGTCTGATCGCCTCAGCCAGTAGCATCTTGCGCCGATCGAGCCGCGGGTAGCGCTTCTGCAGCCAGGTCTCCAACTGCAGGAAGTCGCCTTCGTAACCCAGGGCGCAGGCGTACATCCAGGCCTGGATCGGAGAATCACGGCTTTCGCAGGCGACCAGGAAGCGCTCCCGCTGGCCGTTGTCCAGAGACGAGAGGAACCCGGCGACGTCCGGGTGATCCTCAGCCATAGAAGTTCCTGCCGGTGTCGCGGATGTTGCGACGGTACATGGCGGACCTC